ACCTGCGTGCTGGCGGTGACCGGCTTCGTGCCGTCCTCGACGCACTTGTGCAGTGCGCCCATGGCCTCCCTGCCGGAGCCCTCCAGGTGGACCTTGGCGCCGTCCATCTCCTTGCGCATGCCCTCCGGCACCGCGCGCATCGACCCGTACACCATCGGCGCGCCGGCCTGCACGCCCTCGCTGGCGCCGATCATGGTGTCCTTGCCGGCCTGGTGCATCACCGTCGACGGCGAGGAGATCCCGAGCACCGACTTGAACTGATCGACGATGCCCTTGCCGATGCCCGTGATCAGGTCCCAGAGCCCGCCAGCGATGGCCTTGATCCCGTTGATCAAGCCTTCGAGCACGGCCTTGCCGATGTCGAACATCAGCTGGCCGATGCCCTCCAGCAGCTTGAGGATGTTGCCGGGCAGCTCCTTGAACCACGGCCAGACGGTGCCGGTCCAGCCCTCCTCGCAGGCCTTGAGGAAGCCGGGCCACCAGGCCTTGACCGCCTCGACGATCTTGCCGGCCACCTTGACCAGGGCCTGCGGGATCTCGATCGGCAGCAGCAGGAACCAGGCGATCGCGTGCCCGATGAACTCGCCGATCTGCTTGAGGATGTCGCCAGTGTTTTGCGAGAAGAACGCCTTGATCTTGTCCCAGGCGTCGCCGACGGTCTTGGTGACCCAGTTCCAGCCCTCGGTGAACAGGCCCTTGATCTTGTCCCAGAGGCCGGAGAAGAAGTCGCTGACCTGCTGCCAGTGGGTGATCACCAGCACCGCGATGGCGATCAGCGCCGCGATGGCGATGATGATCAGACCGATCGGGTTGGCGTCCATGGCGACGTCCAGCGCGAGCTGAGCGACCGTCCACTCCTTGACCGCCGTGACGACGGCGCGGATCTTGCTGGCCACCTCGGCGAAGGTCAGCCCTTCCAGGGCGACCTTGAGCTTGGTTATCGAGCCGAACGACAAGAAGTCGATCACCGATATGAGGGCCTCGACGCCCTTGATCGCCGACGCGATGCCCTTGCCCACGAAGCCGGCGCAGGCGGCCACCAGCACGACGCCCAGCAGGATGCCCAGGGCGTCCGCGACCGGCTTGCACTGGCCCATCCAACCGATCAACTGGGCCAGCCCACCCACCACCAGCGAGACGCCGGGCAGCAGCACCGAGCCCATCTGGATGCCCAGCGCCTGCACCGCGACCTTGGCCGAGTCGATGTGGACGTTGGCCTGCTTCTGGGTCTCCGCCCAGCCCTTGGTCGAGCCGTCCGCGTCCTTCTGGGTGGCGGCCAGTTTCTTCTGGATGTCGTTGAGGTCGGCGGCCGAGCCCTTGGTGGTCATCATGGCCACCGACATGCCGGTCTGGTCACCGGTGGCGCGGCGCAGCGCGTCGGTGTAGGTCTGCACGATCTGCTGGCCGGTCTGCTGCTCCTTGCCCAGCCCGTGGGTGGACTTCATCAGGGTGGCGAAGTTCGACGCCTGCCCCTGCAGCACCGGCGGCAGGTCCTTGGCCGCCTTGGTGTATTCCTTCTGGCTCATGGAGCCGTTCATCAGCTGTTGAGCCAGCGCCTGGACCTGCGGGTCGTAGCCCTTGACCGCGTTGCCGGCGTCCAAGATGACGCGCTTGCCCTCATCGGTCATGTGCGAGTTGTCTTCGATCTTGCCGGTGAGCATCTGCAGGGTGCCCGACAGACCTCCGGAGTCCATCGCCTTCGCCAGATCGGCGGTGGTCATGCCGAGCGCGGCCAGCTCCCGGGCCTGCACGTCGGTCGGGGCCTCCATGTGCTTGATCGTGTCGGTGAGGTTCTGCGCGGCCTGCGAGCTCGAGACGCCGTGCTTGGTCATCTCGTCCAGGGACGCGACCACGGAGTCCACCGAGATGCCCATGGCGCCGGCCTGTGGCAGCACCTTGGCCATCGCCACGTCCAGGTCGCGCATCGTGGTGTTGCCATTACCGGTCGCGGTGACCAGGTAGGAGGTGGCATCGGCGGCGGACTTGAACCGGTCCGGGTAGTCCTTCATCAGGGTGGTCACGGCGTTGATCGACTCACCCAGCGGCACGTTCTCCTGCTTGGCCATCTCGGCCGCGCGCCGCGCCACATCCAGCCCGTCGGCGCCGTGGTGCCCGGACGACTCGACCAGGTACATGCCCTGGGCGAGATCCTTGGTCGAGGTGCCGGTGTCGATGCCGATCTTCAGCAGGCCGGAGGACACCATGTCCAGGTTCTCCGGCAGCTCGCCCGCGGTCTGCACCAGCTTGTGCATCGCGGCGTCCCAGTCGGAACTGCCCTTGACCACCTTGTCGGTCAGGTAGCCGAACGCGCCGGCCGCCATGCCCCAGTCGGTGGTGGAGCCCTTGATCTGCTTGCCGCTCTTCTCGGCGTCCGTGCCCGCCTTGCCCATGCTGGCGCCCACTCCGGCGGCAGCCGCTTCGGTCTCCGCCGCGCCGGCTGTGGCGGCCCCTGCCGAGCTCTTGGCGCTCTCGGAGGCCTTGGCCCCGGCCCCGACCGCGGCGGCGGCAGCGGCGTCCTGAGCCGCTCCCGTGCCGGCCAGCGCGGTCTTGATTTCGGCCGCGTCAGCAACGATCTTGTCCTTGGCGCCGGACCACGCGGCGGCGGTCTTGTCCGCCGCGCCCGCGGCAGCCGCGGCAGCCGCGTCGTAGGTGCCGGCCAGCCCCTCCAGGCCGGTCTTCACCTCGGCGGCGGCGACCTTCGCCGACTCGCCCAGCTTGGCGGTCGAGGCGGCTGCCGTGTCCACCGCGCCGGCCACCGGGGCCAGCGCGGCCTCCATTTCGCCGCCGACCGCCTTCGCCGCCGCCGACACGCTGGCGAACGACTCGGCCGCCGCCTTGTTCGCCGCGACGATCCGGGCCGAGCCGGACTCGGCCGCCTCGGCGGCGGTGTTGAAGGCGCCCTCGATGGCCGGCCCGAGCGAGGCCACCTGCTCCTTGAACGCGGTCAGCTGGGCTACCGCGTCGCCGCCAATGACTTTGATCAGGATCGACAGTTCATTGACGGCCACAGCTCACCCCTCCTCCTCGGTCTCTTCGTCGGATTCCGGCGCGTCGGGGCGCCAGCGCGGCACGTAGTTGTCCAGCTCCACCGGCGGCGCGTCCTCGCCGCGGTGCGGCAGGATGCTGAACATCGCTATCCAGCCGGCCAAGATGTCGTCGCGGGTCTGCCCGATCGGGCCGAACTCCCGCTCGTAGGCCTGCCAGTAGGTGACCTCACTGGCGGTGATCTTCTTGCGCAGCTCGCGGAGGGTCATTCCTCCGATGGCGAGGCAGAGCCTTCCCATGAGTGCGAGGACGGGGTCGGCTCGGATTTTCCCGCCTCTACCTCCACCTCGTCCTCACCCATGCCGGACAGCTGGCGAGCCACCTTGGCGATGATCTCCAGGCCGCTGGACGGCATCTTGCCGAGGATCTTGATCCCGGCTTCGGTGTTCGGGTAGATCCGGTTGCCATTGGCGTCGCGGATGGCCATCGCCAGCAGCCGCAGGCTGGACTCCTTGAGGTTCAACTTGATGTTGTTCTTGGAGTCGATCACCGACATGGGCTCGCGGTACTCGTCCAGCTCCTCGCCGGTGAGCTCCTGCACCCACACCTTGCGGCGCCACGGCACCACCCGGACCAGCTCGGCGCGGACCTCGATCTTCTCCAGCTGCGCGCCGGTGGTCAGGACCGGGAAGTCGTCGTCGTACAGCACATCGGATTCAGACACGTGCTCTCCTTGTTCGCCTGTTCTCGCCTGTGGGAAACCGCCGCCCGGACGGGAGGGCCGGGCGGCGGTGCTTACGCGTGGGGGAGCGTCTTGCTGATCGCCTGGCGGATCACCGCGTCGGCCGGGCCCATGCCGGCCTGGAAGCCGCGGCCCAGGTAGTCCTTGCCCTTGTGGGTCACCGAGTGCGCGGACATGTCCACGTTGCCCCAGCGGAACAGCAGCATCGGGGCGTTGGTGGCCACGATCTGCCCGCCCAGCTGTTCCATCCGGGCGTAGTCCTTGACGTTGCCCACGGCCATGTCCGGGCCCACCAGCCAGGTCGTCGGGCTGAGCGCCTCGGCGTGGATGGACTCCCGCAGCTGCCCCGCCTCGTGCTTCGCGGAGTTGCTGCGGTCCTCCTCCTTGGCCACGTTGGTGTGCTCCTTGACCGCCTCCACCATGATCTCGGCGCCCCGGTGGATGGCCTCGGCCAACGCCGGTGGGGAGACCGCCACGACGGCCTGACCGATGAATTCCTCGACACCGGCCAGACCTTCGAGCGAGCCGGAGAACACGAATGCGCCAGCCATCAGGCGATGATCGGGATGCCCCGGCAGAAGCCCAGCAGCGCCACGTAGGTGGCGCCCGCGCCGGAGATCGTCCAGGAGGCCCGGATCTGGGCACCCACCGGCTGCTGCTTGGGCAACGTCATCCGCTGGGCGGTGGTGGTGGTGGTCACCGCGTTGAACACGAACAGGTCCGTCCAGGTGGTGCCCAGGTCGGTGGACTGCTGGATCTTCGCGTTGAGCGTCGGGCTGGTCGCGGTCTGGTCGATGCCGAACACGTGCAGCTGCGCCGAGCCACCGGCCGCCGTCGCGCCACCGTTGGGCGTGTTGTCCAGCACCGCCGAGGTGCCGGAGGTGGTGGTGTAGACGTTCGGCGTGATCATGATCTTGCCGTCGTCGATGGCGCCGCGGGCCATCATGGTGACGTCGATCTCGACGCCGCCCTTGACCTTGCCGTCCAAGTCGTACTTGGTCAGCACCGACGGCTGCATGACCACCGGGAGACCCAGCGCCCACCCCTCGGGGGCGTAGGCACCCAGTACGTCGGCGCCCTGGCCCAGCCGGGCGACCATGATGCCGTCCATCTGGGAGTCCGGGGCATAGAAGCCCTTGGCCTCCAGGGACGCCTTCTGCACGGCGGCCAGCGCGTACTCCACCGTGGAGCCGAAGCCGGTCGCGTCGACAACGCCAGCCTCCCTCTTGTGCTTCACCTCGTGGAACTGCACCGAGATGTCGTACTGGTCGACACACAGCTGAATGTTGCGACCGACGAAAGCCTTCGTCGTCTGGCTCGCGGTGGAGAAGGTGACGCTCATTTCTTGGCGCTCCCATCGGAGGAATCGTCAGTGGAAGCCGTCGCCTCGGCCGCGGCGGGTGCCGCCTGTGAATCGACTAGCGCAATGAGCGCCCCGTCGTGCCATTCGAGATAGTTCTCCGGGTCGGGCCCGTCATACGGGTCACCGATGTCGTAATGCTTGTCCTTGCCGGTCTTCGGGTCCGTTCGGTCAAAAACCCGAATGACCACGTACTTAGTTTTGGCTGCAGGCATGCGCTGCTCCTACGCTCTCACCGTGATATGGATCTGGGCCCCGTAATAGACGGTCTGATGTTGCTTGTCCCAGCAATATCCGTAGCCGTCCGCGAAATGCACCTCGACAAATCCGTTGGACATTTGATCCAGCGTGTCGCCCACATGCTGGGCTCGGAGTGCCGTGATGAAAGGCCCGTACGGATCGAGATAGGGCTCAAGGTCTTTCTGAGCCTGCTCCTCGTCGATCTTGTCGACTAACATCGTGATGAGCAGGTGGTGATCAGCCAGCCCCGACATGAACGCCTGCTCGTAGTCGATGAATTGCCTGTCCGGCTCGATGTAGTAAGCCGGGACTTCCACCAGATCCGGGAGGTGCGCGTAGCCGGTGAGATCGGGGAGCGGCTCACCGATGCGTTCGAAGATTGCCTTCTGAAGTTGCTGCAGGGTGGCCAAACAACACCCCCCTTACGGAACCGGAAACGGGGCCGGCGGCGCGGCCAGGTCAACTTCTCTGTGCACGGTGATCGGCTCGCCGTCACGCACGCCGTCCTCGAGCCAGACGATCTGGTTCTGACCGGCGTGCGCGCGGCGTTCCACCCAGTGCGTCAGCAGCACCTCGGACGGGTCGATGCCGTGCTGGGTGAACCACGCCTCCCACAGGGCCACGTGCTCCGGGGAGTCGTGCTGGATGTCCTCGCGGAACCAGTCCCGGACGTTCCACTCCCCGCCCGTGCCGATGCTCACCGGTTGACCGCCCACGGCGGGATGCCGAAGTCCCGACTCTGGAACAGCTTGGTGACCGGCTGAATCGGCCGGCCGATCCCGTTGATCCGCGGCGCGATGCCGGTGCCGGCCGCGTCGGGCAGGGCCAGATGGCCCTCCGCGATGCAGCAGAGCAGATCGTGCGCCCGGTTGTAGCGGCGCACGATCGGGTCAACCTCGGGGATCTCCTTCTCCTGGCGGTAGTTCATCGTCGCCAGCCAGCCGGCGATGTCGATCACGATGGACTTCACCAGGTCGGGAACCGGGTTGAACGGCACCGAGTAGAGACGCCGCAGCTTCCCGTCCACCTGGGCCTGGGCGTTGTCGATGGCGGTAGCAAACTGCGAGTCCTCCATCGACGCGGCCGAACCGGCCAGGCGGTTGAGGTCGCGCGTCACCGCCGACCGGACCTCATCGACGGTGACGTACGGCGCCACCACTACTTCCCGCGCCGGGTCGTCTTAGGCCCGTCCTGACTCGACACGTTCGAGGTCAGGATCTGCTGCTCCTCAACCCGGCGCGCGGCCTCGGCGTTGTCTCGCTCCACCTGCTCGGCGTCGGCCTTGGCCTGGGCCTCGACCGCCTTGGCTTCGGCCTTGGCCAGCTTGTCGTGGGTGCCGACGCCCACCAGGAAGCCACTCTCGAGGTGGTTCTTGATGAACTGCTCGCCGGCATCCACATCGACCACATCGCCACGGTGGTACTCGTTGTCCTTGTACCACCACAGGTCGCCGTTGATCTCATACTTGGCCATGCCGGGCCTCCTTACGGCGAGGTCTCGGTACCGGTCAGCACGAAGACCGACTTCGGCTGGTCGATGCCCACGGCGGACGCGCGCTGCACGTCGGACCGAGAGACCTTGCGCGGCTCGTCGCGGTAGAGCGGCGTCGCCTGCAGCGGCAGCTCGTCGGCGATGAACCCGGATGCGCCGCGCTGCAGGAAGATGGCGGTGCCGAGCGGAACACGCGGCGAAACCAGCACGTTCAGCCCCATGATCTTCTGGGGCAGCTTGCCGGTGTAGCGCAAGTTCTCATCGGCAATGTCGCCGCCGTAGTATTCCTGGTTGAACTGCGAAGACTTCAGAATGTCGAACTTCGCGGTCTGCCCGATGATCATCGTGTCGCAGACGTAACCAAGAATGGAACCCTGGGTATCCTTCGCCGTCTCAATGGCCTTCATGGCCATCAGGATGTCGTTGCGGATATCAGTGGTTCCCACCGACCACAGGCCACCACCAACACCGGCGGTGAGCACATTCGCGTTGGTCAGCACGGCCTGGACGAACACGTCGTCCCAAGCGCGGATGATGCTGTTCTTGACCTGCGTCATGCGAATCTGCAATTTGTCGATATCGCTACGGCGGACGTCCTCATCGGAGATGACAACGGCCAGCGACTTCTCGACGCTGTAGGCCACATTCGGCTGACCGAGGCTGGTGCGGGCCACCGGCACCTCGGCGAACTCAGCGCGGTTCAGCACCGCCGAGTCAGCGAACAGCGGGTTCGTCTCGTAGTAGCGGACAACACCGGCGGGAGCGGAGCCTGCGGTGCGCAGAACCGCATCCGCGAGAAAGCCCTGCTTCATCATGTCGACGAGATAGATCGGGACCCGAAGCGGGTCCTTCAACCACTCGTTGACTGTTACGAGTGGGCCGTCCTGGACTGAGATATTGGGAAGCGCAACCATTTTTGTTTACCTCAGCTCTCAGTACAGCCGGACGCGGCCGGTGGCACCGCTGAGAATTCCAGCGGGCTCCGTGCAAACGCCGACGATCTGGTCGAAGGTGGGGGTCGTGCCCGGGATGGCCACGCCGGCCGCCCCCGAGACGACCTTCTGGCCGAACGCGATGTTCGCTCCGGCGGTCAGAACGACCTCAGCGGGCCCGTAGGCAACGCTGACTTCCTTGCGGGCCGTGGCGTAGTTCAGCTGGCTACCGGAGCCGGCCGGAACCGCGTCGTTCAGCGCGACACCGAGCACGACCGCGACCTGACCGGTGGTCGGCTTGACCTTGCCGGTGGTGCCGTCGACCATGACCAGCTGGCCACCGGTGACGGCCGCACTGACCTCGTAAGTCGCAGGCCCAAGCTGCAGGGTGGGGTAAGAACCAGGCATTCCTTTGCTCCTTAGTTGGCGAAGCCCTCGGCGCGGCGCGCGGCCAGGAACGCATCGCGCTCCTCGACCTCCACATCGCCCTGGCTCAGGTCGTGCGCGGTGCCGCGCGGGCCGCTCAGATCGACCTTGCGGCCGTAGGTCTTGGCCACCGTGTGCAGCACGTTGCGCAGCACCTCGGAGGCGTCCACGGAGCCCTCAGACAGCTCCACGACGCGCCGGCCCTTGAGCAGCGGCTCGGCCATCGAGACGATGGCCGGGGGAATGCCGTAGTCCCGGACCAGCTCGGCGGCCTCGACCGCCCAGCGCTCCGCCTCGCGCTCGGCCTTGATGGTGGCCAGCTCCACCGCCGCCGCATCCAGCTTGGTGCGCATCTCGATCTGGGCGAGCTCCAGTGCCTGCGCGCCCACCCCAGCGCCGCCGGTGCCGTCTTCGGAGGCGTTGACCAGCTCCGGGGTTGCCTCCTCGGCGGGCGCGTCCTCGGCCGGCTCGTCGACCTTGGGTGGCTCCTCGAACTTGACCGGCGCGGGAGGGGCGTCGACCTTGGTCGGTGACCCCTCGTCGTCCTCGACGAACTTCTTGAAGATCGGGAAAACGGCCCGCAGCGCTGCCGTCTCCTCCTCAGTGAGAGAAGCCACGGGGGCCCCTTCCTCTCCTGCCCCGCCCGGTTGGGCGGGTGTCTGGGTCGCCTGTGGACTCACCGGGTCGGTGAGCTGGGTGATGGACTCGGTGAACGTCAGCGCCGAGAGGTCGATGACCTTGTCGGGGTCGGTCTCATCGGCGCAGGCGACGGCGTGCCACGGACCCATGCCGGAGAGCCGGGGGGCCCAAGTGGCCAGCACGTGTTGTAGCGCCGCCGGGTAGGACCGGGTGCTCTTGCCGTCCGCGCGGGTGTAGCCCTCGACCACCCGCACGCTGACCGGCAGGTTCTCGTGCTCGTCGATGAGCGCGGCGCCCTTGTCCGAGGCTGAGACGGTGGCCCACAGCCCGTCGTCGGTGGACTCCAGGCCGACGATCTCGCCGGCCGCCCGGTCCACGGCATTGGTGTGGGAGTTGTCGTCGGGGGCCAGCTGAAACGGCACCGTGTCGAAGGCGCCGTCGCGGAACGCCTCGGCCAGGTTGTCGTTGTAGGCCCGGTTGAAGTTGAGCTGGCGGCCCTTGTAGTCCAGCCGCCCGATCGGCAAGATCCGCTTGCGGTAGAGCTTGCGGCCCAGCTCGATCGCGCCACCGTCTACCGTGGGACCCAGGATCGTGAGCCGGCCGGTCATGACTTGAACTTCTTCGTGTTGCTCGGCTCGCCGTCGCTCGACGGGTTGTCGTCGGCGTCGCCGGGAGACTCGCCCTCGTCGGAGTCCAGGCCGTGCTGCTTGAGGAACGAGTCCACCCACGGCAGGTCTTCGGCGTTCAGCGCGGTGGCCCGGTCCCGGATGTGCCCGGCCAGCTTCTTGCGGTCGTTCGGGCGGGTCTTGGAGAACTGGGTGATCGCCTTGCGCAGGTGATTCACGGTCTGGATGGGCTGCATCCCGGACATCGACCCGCCGGGGCCGGTCTCCACCGCTGTGCCCGCCATCTCGAGTGACATGTCGGTTTTCCCTCCTGAATGGCTGGCCAGGAAGTTCTTCACCCAGTCCAGGCCGGACGCGCCGAGCCGCTTGGCCGACGAACGGATGTGGCTGACCAGCGCCGCGCGCTTGCCCGGTGGGCAACGGCCGAACGACTGGACGGCCCGGTGCAGGTAGTCCACGTTGGGGATCGGGAAGCTGCCGTCGGGCAGCGTCACACCCTGCGACTTGTACTTGTCCCGCTGATCTTGGGAGATGTGGGCCGGAGCCAGCTCAAACGACATGCATGCCTCCGAGCGGGGAGATGTTGCGCACCGCGCCGGACATGCCGATCGCGTAGCAGCGGCAGTACGGATGCACCGCGCCGGGGATCTGCCCGTCGGGCAGGTGATCGATCGTGAACATCCGGCCGTCCAGGCGGCGGCACTCCGGGTCCACGGTGGAGTCGTGCTGGGTCTGCCAGATCAGCCACGGACCTTCGGCGGTGGCGACGGAGTCCAGGTCGCCGGCCGCGCGCAGCCGGTTCACCCCGGCCCTGCGGTGCTGCTTGAGGAAGTTCCGCTCCAGCCGCGCCGCCTGGGGGTAGACGTTCAGCGCCAGCGCGGAAGTCAGCCGCTTGGACGCGGCGAGGATGTACTGGGCCCGCATCGTCGGCTCGTCGATCTTGACTTGGCGGACCGTGGAGGACAGCGGGGTGACCGGCGAGCCGTACGGGCCTCTGCCGGTCAGCGGCACCGACAGGGCCAGCTTGCCGGCCTCGCGGACCGCCTTGTCCGCCAGCGCCAGCGGGTCAAGACGGGCCGCGAGGGTCTTGGGGAGGTAGGTGGCGTTGGTGGCCATCGGGGAGCCCAGGAACGCCGCCAGGGCGGCAATGACGGCGTCCTCGGCCGGGTTGTACAGGCTCCCGACCGGCGCGGCCATCAGACGCGCTCTGGCCAGTGCCAACTACCGCCGACGTGCTCCACTTCGTCGTGCTCGATGCCCCGATTCAGGAAGATCCCGGTGGGGTTGAGCACGGCCAGGCCCACGGTCTCGCCGAGGGTCTCATCACCGGGGTTGAGTACCTCGGTGATGACCGCGGCGCGGCACTCGCTGGTGAATTCACCCCCGGGGGTGCCGTAGCTGACGTAGTGCACGATGCGGCCCACGCTGGGCATCTGGTCAGTCATCACAGCCCCTTCGCGGCGAGCCAGGCGTGTGCGGCGGCGGCGAACGTCGCGTCGGCGGTGGCCGGTGTGGGGATGGGTGTGGGGACGGGTGTCGGGGTGGGCGTGGGCGTGACGACGGGGAAGGGGCTCGCCGTCGACCCGGTGAGGGCTTGGAAGTCGGCATTGGCGGTAGCCGTGTCCAATCCGCTGGGCGTCTTGCCGGATTTCGCCATCCAGTCGCCGTCGACCGGCACCCACCACTCGTCGAAGAACCGGTTGTGGAAGTCGGCGGACATCTTCTGGGTCTTCGCCCAGGTCACGCAGGTGTAGCCGGTGGCGTCGTAGGCGGTCAGCGGGACGCAGTGCCCACCTTCGATGCGGGAGCGGGCCACGTAGGTCCACGGCTGGCCGGCGTTGAACTGGCTCATCGCCGAGGCCGGCACGTTCAGCCCGGCGTAGACCACCCCGAATAGCGCGATGCAGTTCTGCAGCAGCGCCAGGTTCGTGCCGTCGATCTGGGCGAAAGCGTCCAGCTTGTAGCCCTGCAGGCCGGTTTGCTGCCAGTACTGCAGGCCGGACTGCAGCGTGGCGCCCACGTCGGAGTTGGGGTTCGACGGGGTGTAGCCGGAGATCGCCGAGTACATGGTCAGCGCGTTGGCCGTGGTGAATCCGGTCGCCACATTCTGCGCGTCGTATTCGAATAGCTGCTGGGCGTGGTAGGCGCCGGCCGCGACACAATCGCCCACCTGGTCATTGCCGAGCATTCCCCAATTGGCGGCGGGGATATTCTTGGACCAGTCGGCGCTGGCCGGGGGTGTAATTGCACCCAATGGCTGCAGAACGACGCGCGGCTTGTGTGGGTCGTTGGGGTAGCGACCCATCTTCAATTCGGGGTCCTTCTTCTTGCCGATCTTGACCATTACTTCTCCATCCGGGGAGCTAGCATTTGCAGATAGGCGCGACGCGCCAGGAGGGCGTCCTGGTCGGCCCGATAGGCCAGGACCAATTCGGAACACTTGTTCGGGCAGGCGCAGATCCGGGCGGAGAGGTCCCGGATGTGGTCCTCGACGTCGGTCACGTCGTGGGCGCTGTAGGGCTGCCTGCCGGGCAGAACGGAATAGACGCGGTCGAGCAGCTCCAGGGCCACGATTGCCTCCCCTAGGGACGGCGCAGCGCTCGCAATGCGTCGTGCGGGTCGGCGCCGTCCTTGACCGCGGCCACCAGTTCGGCGGCCATCTCCACGGCCAACGACATGGAGGTGTCCTGGGCACGGCGCAGCTTCGATTTCGCCACCCGCTGCGGCTGCTGGGACTTGCCGGCGGCGGTACCCGTCTTGTTCGGCGACACCCGCCGGGCCGCGGCGTTGGACGTCTTGGACACCGCGCTGGCCCCGGTGGACGGCTTGCCGGGCACCTTGGTCGGGGTCTCGATGGGCAGGTGCTGGTTCGCCAGGGCGTCCGCGCCGGGCAGCGGCTGCTGTTGCGACGGCGGGGTCATCGGCACCGGGATTTCCGCGGCTGCTGCCGCGGCGGCCTCGGCGGCCTCCATCATCTTCTGCCGCTCCTTGCCCCACTCCTCCACCACGTCGGCCACGTCGGTGGTGTCCAGGCCCAACTGCGCGCTGACCTGGTTGATCAGGTAGCCGACGAAGGTTTCCGGCACGGTGGGCTTCTCCGCGGTGACCACCGTCATCAGCAGGTTCAGCGCCCGGTCGGTCTGCCGGTTGCCGATCGGGGCGAAGTGCAGGTCGGGGATCTCCACGTCGGGGCCGAAGTTGTAGGTCACCAACGGCCGGATGATGCCCTCGGTGATCTGCTCGGAGATCTCATCGGCCACCGCCTGGCGGCTGGCCAGGTAGAACTCGCTCTGGTCGGCGGACAGCGCGTTGGACCCGGCCTTGGCGTGGCTGGCGTTCTGCGCCAGGTCCATGAACGACGCCAGGACGGACTGCGTCTGCTGGCCCTCGAAGTAGGTGATCGCCTCGTGGAACTGGGCGGCGCCCTTGCCGGAGGACTCGAGGATCTCGAACGTCTTCTGGGTGGGATCGATGCGCCGCTCGATCGGGATCGACGCGCTAGCGGCGGCGTCGGCGATCATCTGGGCGTTCTCCACGGCCTGCTGCGGGTCGTCGCCGTAGACCACGACCTTCGGCAGACTCTGCTGCTCCAGGAATTGACACCACAGGAAACGCAATTTCTTGATGTTCTCCCAACAATAGAGAGACACATCCAGGTCGCTCACCCCGAGCAGCGGCTCACGGTGGGTGCCGTAAATGTAGACAAAGGCGTTGTCGTCGGGGATCCGGATCCAGCCGTACTCGCCCATGTGGTCGATGGCGTTGATCGGCGCGACCCGCTGGCGAAAGCCGGTGACCTTGCCGGTCTTCGAGTTGTGCGCCGGCTGGCACGAGGTGGCCGGGCGCATCTGAATGGAGTCGTAGACGACGTTGGCGCCGTCCATCTTCCACACGAGCTCGAAGAACGCCTTGCGGTAGGCGATCGCGGAGCAGCACTGCGCGATCAGCTTGTCCATCTTCTCGCCCAGGTTCTCCCGCACGAAGTCCGGGATTTTGCCCTTGCCGCGGATCTCCCACTCGGCGGAGCGGATCGGCAGGGTCAGAACCTGCTCCAGCTTCCTGGGGTTGCCGTCCATGGCCAGCATGTCGCGCATCGCGTAGAGATCAATTTCACCGTACTCGAAGACGGTGTTGGCCTCGTCGAAGCTGCGATACAGGCGGGCATCGACCGGGAAGGCGTTGGCCAGCTGCGGGGAAGCTAAGCGCTTGCGCTGCGCCGGGGTCAGCTTCACACCCTGGGTCTTAAGAGTGGCACCGGTGGTGCCGTAGGCCGCGGTGGTCCCGGCGGTCACCTTCTGATCAGACGCAACCACTTGGACCTCCTCTGCTCGGCTCGGGCGCGGCGTAGCGCGATGAACACCTCGCGGCGGAACTTGCGACGCGGGTCGTCGTTGCGATGTAGCCAGCCGGCGATGCGGGCGGCGAGGGCGAACATAGGGAGCTCCACTGACTAGACAAGGTCATCTCTCGCGGCGGATACTGCGCGGCGCCCGTGCCTATCCCCCCGTATCGACACAGGGAGCCCTTGATGACCCCGTTCGCCCCGCCCCGCCTGTACACCGCGCCCGAGTTCTTCGAGGTCGGGATCTCGGTCGGGCCGCTGAAGTCGTGCTCTCTGTGCGGCGGCATCGTGATCGATGAGACCGAGGGGCAGCACCGGGAGTACCACAAGGAGCTGGCGGTGGACGTGAAGTTGGCGGCGGGAAACAAATACCGGTCGCTGACAACGGATTGAGGCCCACGCTGACCTGAGAGCGCCCTCAGGAGCTATCCTGCGGGCGCGAGCCGGGGGCGCCCCCATTACTTCGCTGGGGAGCGGGAAGAGTGGGCGAGGAAGCCCCCGGCTCGCGTAGCTCGCGGCACCGGGGTCTGGGGCGCTATGGGCTAGATGCGGATGCTAGCGCACCCATGTGCCGCCACTATGGGTGTAAGGAATGGGGCGTTTGAGGCTGATTCGGCCGTCCGGGTACTCCCGTTCGTAGGCCTCGACGAAGTAGGCCATGGCCAGCGCGTCACCCTGGTCTGTGCTTCGGCCAAGCCGCTTCCGAATGTCATCCTTAGATTCGATCTTGATCCGGCCACCGTGCACCATTTCGTAGCGAGGAGTGGACAGGTCAGCGGCCAGGTCGTCGTCCGGTGGGATGCACAGTCGGGCGTCCATGGCCGGGTCCAGCAGCTCGCGCAGGTTCCACCAGGCGGACGCCCGGAGGTTGGCGAAGCCCTGGGTTCCTGTTGCGTCCCGTCGGCGTGTCGTGGCCGAGGAGATGAACGGGTAGACCTTGTGCCGGGAGTTGCGCAGCTGATCGACCACGCCGGCCCCGACGCCGATCGAGTCGACGACGGCGATGGAGAAGCCGTCCAGACGGTCGCGGACGAACTGGGCGACTTGAACGGTGTCCTTCTTGGCCCAGTGCTCGATTGAGGTCACCACGTGGCCGTGGCGGGTCAGGATGACGGTCTTGTCCTCGCCGAGGTGCCCGACGTCGACCCCCAGCACGATGCGACCGCGCGGGCCTTGCATCTGCTTCTCGGTCTCGGACAGCTCCTGGTAGTCCAGCCAGCGCTGATTGGCCAGCCGGATCCAGCCCAGCGGGATGACGCCGAACTCGTCGTTGTCGGCGAACTCGCCCAGCACCTTGATCTTGTAGAGGGCTGAGCTGCGGCCCCACCGGACCGCTTTGTCCTCGACCCATTCCTTCTGCACCAGGCCGCGGAACATGTCCTCCGGGACCACCTCGCCGGTGAAGGCGGGGGTGTCGAAGGAGTTGATTTTGATCCGGTTCCAGCCCGGTTCGGTGGTGCAGGCCCGGAAGAATCTCGAGCTGACCGCGTCCGGGTTGCCGACGGCGATGATTCGGGACTCCGGGGTGGTGGTCAGCGAGTCGATGGCGTTCCAGATCTGATCCGGCACACCGGAGGCTTCATCAATGATGGCGATGACGCCCCGCCGCGCGTGCAGGCCTTGCAGGCCCTGCTGGTTCTGATCGGCCGGCTTGCGGCCGAACGCCACCAGCTCGTTGCCGATCTTCCACTCGGCGTTCTGGGTGACGTAGCCGGGTAGTTCGTGTTCGGCGGCCATCTGCCCGATGTAGCGCCAGATGATCGCCCGGACCTGCGCCCAAGTCGGGGCGGTGGTGACGATGAAGAAGTCCCCGGCGGCGTAGTTGTCGATGTAGTAGCCGACGATGCGGCTGACCAGGTGCGACTTGCCGACACCGTGGGAGGACTGGACGGCGGTCAGCTTGTTCTTGCTGACCGAGTCGAGGATCTCGGTCTGCTTGGACCACACGTGCTCGCCGAGACGTTCGGTCACCCAGGCGGCCGGGTCGCGGCGCCACCGGTCGCGCTGGCCGTCCTCTTTCATGATCCGGATGGCGGCCTGCATGGAGGCCAGGTCGAAGCCGCTGGCCGGCTCCTTGCTCACCGGAATCCGAAGGTGGCGTGGACCCTGAGGTGCGCCAGTGCGGCGGCTTGGGCGTCGACACGGCGGCCGGCGTAGTCGTGCCGCTCGCAGCCGGGCACGTGGCACGTCCAGCGCCACGTCGGGGTGCCGGCGGAGTCCCGATAGACGCTGACCGGCGGGCGGGGCTTCACGGCACCAGCCGGGCCCAGCGGGCCTGTCGGATGGCCTGATCGACCGCCCGGGTGTAGCCCATGTTGTAGGCCCACGCGTTGGCGTAGTCGTCGGCGGTCTGCTCGGTCCACCCGGTCGAGACCTCCGGGGGCTGCTCGTAATCCAGCGCCGGGGAGCCCATCGCGGCGTAGGCGTGCACCATCGCGGGGGTGGCCATCAGTCCTCCGGTGGGGTCCAGCCGTGCTTGACGAGCAGCTCGCGGGTGTCCTTGGTGCCGAAGATCAGCCGCGTCCGGCCGTCGTCGGGGTCGGAGTCGAACCGGCGCTTCGGGACCTCGGCGACGACCGGATCCATCTCGATCCGCACGACTGACTTGATGTCCGCGGTGATGGACAGCGCCCGGAAGATGTGAGAGACGTCCTCGCCGTCGATCTCGATGTGGCAGTTGTGTCCGGCGTTGCCGTCGTTCCAGATCTTGAATGCCATCAGACGTCGCCTCGTCCACTCGATTGACAAAGGTCTACATAGGGTCTAGGTTGTGGGCACAACGACAGGAGCAGCACATGGCCGGATGGATCAGCACCGGAGTCGGGCCCTTCCGGGTCGGCACCCGCATCGGCGGAGGGCCCCAGCGTGAGCTGCGCAGCCCCTTCGCCCGGGGCGCCATCGGCATCTGGGGCCTGCTCGTGATCATCACGTTCTTCACCGTGCCGGTGGTGACCGCGGTCCTGATCGTCGGGCTGATCCCGCTGTTCATCGCCTGCATGATCGCGGAGGTGACCCACAAGACCCCGGAACAGAAGGCCGAGAGGACGAAGAACAAGGCCGCCACTCGAGACCCGGCGCTGGCGCTGTCGCAAGTAGGTCAGCCGGCCTGGTATGAAGCTCAGGCCGCGAACCTGCGGGCCCAGCACCTGGCCGGGAGAAAGATCACCCACCGGGCCAGGACAGTGATCAAGAACCGCCCCGACCTCGAGTACGTCATCTACCCGGAGCGCAAGCCGGTCGACCCGTTCCAGTTCTTCTCCGAGTCAGACCGGGCCTGGTACGCGCGAATGGCTGGCGACACCCCGGAGGCCCAGTGATCACCTACCAGGTGAAGGGCAGGATGACGGTGCCGCGGCTGCGCGAGCGGCAATTCCAGTCGTATCTGAGCCAGTTCCGGATCAAGGGCTACGACGTGTACGCGAAGTGCGTCTATAAGGGCTGGTGGGTCCGCGACTACGAGATCTTCTTCGAGGGCGAGCCGCGCCGGGCCCGGGTCGTCCGGGAGATGCTGGACTGGATCGCCGAGCAAGGATGATCATGGAGGATTGGCCGAGCGGTAAGGCAGCCGTCCCGAAAACGGTAGTCGGGATCACTCCCGCGCAGGTTCGATCCCTGCATCCTCCGCGTTGAGATCGGGGAGTCAAACCTTCGATGGGCATGACAGTTCCAAGGCAAGCGTGGCCATGACGCCGGCTCACCGGACGAGCCACAGCTGCTCCCCGATCTCACACCCAGGAGTTGATCATGACCATTGGCAAGCGGACCAAGTGCGAGAACTGCGCCAGCACCCTGCGCTGGTTCGACGCCATCGAAGAGGCGCACCAGGGCTGGTGGGACCTGATCGCCGAGCGCCAGGGTCACGAGACCTACATGCCGCACACGCCCGAGCGCTGCCGCAGCATCAAGGCCGGCGCGGACCAGCTGATCGTCGGCCAACTGGTGATCACGGAGACCGAGCACTTCGGCCACGTCGCTCTGGCGTCGCTGCCCGGGAACGCCTTCGAGAACTACGTCATGAGGCAGGAGCCCCGATGACCGCTGACCTGACCCCCGACGTCCGGGCCGAAGCCGTCAAGGCCGCGATCACGGAAGGTCTGCGTGGGTACAAGGCCGAACGTCGCCACCGCTGTGAAGTCACCGCGGACCGGCTCGGGGATGACCTCACCCGCTACCCCGACGCGTTCGACGGCCAAGCCCGCGATGCCATCGCGCTCATCCGGCACATCCTGCAAGACATCGCCGAGCAAGAGCGGAGCACCCGATGACCACTGAACTGCCGCCCGAGGTCGAGCGCCGCGCCGCCGAAGCTGCCCGCGAGGTTCATGCGCTAGTTCGGAACGGCAAGGTCATGCCGTACGCCGACGCCGAGGAACAGCGGTACTACGAGCTGGTCGCTACCCGCTGGCTAGACGCCGTGGTCTCCGTGGTCGCCCCGGAGATCGCCCGCCCGCTCCGGGAGAGGGCTGAACACGCTGAAGCTCTCATCGTCGAAGAGGTCGCCCACGTCCGGCAGCTAGAGGCCGCAATCGGGCCGCTCCAGGCCCAGCTGGATCAGTCCCGGAAGGTCTACGCCGAGTTCGTCACCGGTCAGCACGAGGAGGCCCAGGCCCGGGTCGAGGTGCTCACCGCCGCGCTGACCGAGCTGATCAGCGAAGTCGCCCGTCGTGGCTGGGCGAACGACCACGAGGTTCTCGACCCCGCCCGTGCGGCGCTTGCTGCCGGCACGACCGAGAGCGAGCCGGTCCCGGACTAGACTGTGAGGCGGTCTCCTAGGGAACGGACGACCACCTCAGCCCCTGTTGGTTACTGGCCAGCGGGGGCTGAGCTCTGTCTGGAGGGCGTGATGTGTGAGAGCTGGTACCACCCGCCGGTCACGGCGCACTGCGAGCGGTGCCACCGGCCGATCTACCGGACGTACCGGGCCTGGTTCTCCTGTCCGGGGCACATGGCGACGTGCTTTCGGGGTGAGTTGCCGGTCGCGGCGGATCTCGGGGTACAGCATGTGCCACTGCTAGTTGATCTTGGGGATGAGGGGGAGAAGTAGGGTGAAGATGATCATGGGAAAATGGGAGAGAGGACGCGGAGTAACAGTCAATGCCGCGTCGACCCTCTACTGATCGCGCGCGCAAGAAAGCGGGGGCCTGGGTGGGTGGCGGGCGGGGTCTCCCCGGCCGCTGTGCGCCGCGCTGAGCGCGCCGGAGGGTGACATGGTGCCCATCCCGTGGAGGGTGACCGGTCGGGCTCTCCCGGGAGGGTGACCGGTGACCATCCGGGATGGTCCATGGTGACCGGTCATCAGTGACCGGTGACCGGTCCTGATCGGGATGGTGGATGGTGACCGGTCGCATGGTCACCCGGTGGGCTCGTGTGTGTGCGTGTGTGTGGGGGAGGTGGGTGGGGCGTTGGTGGTACGCCATCCACACCACGGCGTCTGTCCTGTGCACACCATGGGGGTCTGGCGAGTGGACAGCACATGCCTCGTGTGTCTACTCTGTTGGCATGCTGATTGAGCTTGCGTTAGCGGCAGTGCTGCACACATCGCCCACGCCGCCGAGTGGTGATGGTGGTCCACAGGTGACCGTCACACACACCTGCACCGATGGTGCGAAGGGTCGTGTGTGCCACACATCGACCCGCACTGTGACCCGCAGTGGTGGTCCTGTGAAGGCCGCTAAGGGTGCGGCAGCCAAGCCCCCGGTGGACACGGTGGGCAACACACGCAAGGCCTCTGTGGTGTCAGTAGTGCCCGTCACCATGCTGACCGGGACCATGCTGGTGCACCTGCACGCCATGGGCTACGACGCAGTGGGGGCCTCGATCAGCGTGCCCACCGTGCTGCTGACAGAGGTACTGCGCATGCCGTAGGGCTAGATCTCGATCGGCGGCTCAGCGATGCCGAGCTCCACCTCAGCCTCGTACCGCAGACCACGGGCAGCGTGTACCAGTGCCGCCGTGGGCTCGTACTCGGTCAGGAAGGCCTGCAGCGCCTCCCTGCGGTTGCCGGCCTCCCGTATCAGCCGGATCGCTGCCAGGTGCTTACCGGCCCGTGAGAGAGTGTCACCCATGGGTCGATTCTAGCAGGTCAACACGGGTGAGTGGACGCGCCTGGTATGCTGGATTGATGATCCACAAGGGCGTTTCAGGGGTGAGTGGGCGCACCCGCACCACCCCTACGGCTGCTGGAAATCAGAGGCCGCTGCACGCGGTACCACGGCCTCAAGACCCCGATCCCCTGACCGTCCTGCCTGCCACGCTGCTGGACACCGAGCCTGGTCCTGCCCGTATCCGCGCCCTGAACGCCTACATCACCGCTGGTGACGAGAAGGTCCGCGCCGCTCGCCTGCTGCGTAACGCTGACCTGCGGGCCCTGGCGCACTCCATGGGGCCTACCAGGGCCGCTAGAGCCGCTGAGATGACCCTGGCCACCGTGAAGGGCCTGCTCCGGGGCTCATTGCCCCGCTGAGCGCCTATCCGCCCAGCTCGGTCCAGGCATGCTCGATAACCGCTGGTAGGGCGTCACGCTGCCTCTGATCCAGGCCTAGGACGGGATTGCGCATCACTGAGCGGAGTACCTGGGCGATCAGCTCCCCCTGGCGTTCGGCCAGCTTCACTTGGCGTTCTTGCAGGCCAGCGGTTATCGCTGTCTTGCAGAACGCTGCGCATCGGTCTCTCTCGCTGTTTTCAAGCTGGACTAGACCGCGCAGGTACTCGCCTTGCTTCTGGGCCTCTCCGGTCTCGTCGGTGGTCCAGACGTCGCCGACCAGGGCTTTCCTCACCGGGATGCCTTTCGCCTCAGCCTCTGCGATGAAGTCGGCGACCTCCTGGGCGTACTTCTTGACCCGGGCCGCTGATTAGCTGACCAGCGCCAGGAGGGTCTCGCCAGGGTCCACGTTCGGGGCGTCGAGGCCCCAACGCATGAAATCGGCCCTCACCGCGGCCCTGGCCCTGACCTGCGGCGTTCCACCGCCATGGGACCGGCAGACCGTTCCGCCCTCAATGGCGTACTTGCCGCAGCGTTTGCCGGTTGACCTGGACTTCGCCGTGCATTTCGTCGCCGGGATGGTCGCGGTCATGGATCCGACACCCTCCAAGCGCTGATTTGTCCACATCGTTGACAGGGATTCTCACCACGGTCTAGTCTGTGGACATGGCCGACACCCGTATCTGCGCAGACTGCCTCTCCAACGCGAAGGACTCCGCCTACCAGAACCTCCGCGACGAGGCGGCGGACGCTGGCATCGACTTCTGGGCGCTGGCCGAGGCGCGCGGCGGAGTTGACCAGGTGGCCGCGTCCTACGTCTCCGGTGGCGACAGCCGTTGCTCCGCTCACGAGGGGTGCTGACATGAGTTCATCGCTGCCCAGCTGGATCACCGAGCGCATCGCCCAGACCCAGGTGCCCTACGTGCCAGCCTGGACGGTTCGGCTGACCCGGATCGACAACTCCGGTGATGAGCGCGTGTTCGTCGAGACGTCTTGGCTGGTCTCGACCCTCTTTGACACCCGGCACGAGGCGAACGCCTACGCGCTGGCCGCCATCAAGTTCCCGCACATCATCGCCGTATCCGTCCAGGAGGCCTGATCACCATGAGCATGCATGTCGAGTGGGATAGCGCGGACCTGTACGTCTCGGTCATGACCGGCGAGGAGGCAACCGAGGAATTCGGCCCGGACGAGGGGGTCACGGCGCCGTTCGTGCTGTCGCTCGGTGGCGCTTCCGGCGGCCTTCTGGCGATCGAGGGAACACGGGACGCACTGCTGAACCTGGCCGACCGGATCCGCGACGCCGTGTGGGCGGCCTGATCGCCATGTCGTATCTGTATGCGTCGATGCTGGTCACCGTTGTGGCCCTGCTCGCGCTGATGCTCAAGGAGCAACGATGATCCACACCACGACGTATGTGCACGTCCACGAAGACGACCCGTTCACCGTGGCACCAGCGAACACTTCCGAGCGGCTGCAGATCGTCTTCGGGGACAGCCCCAACATCGACGTGACGGTTTGGATGCCGATCGAGAAGGCCCAAGAGCTCGCACAGGCCATCCTGGCGCGCTACCCGCTGGTCGACGACGCGGCACCTCGGCCGCTGACCAGCCCCGAGCGTGAGCGGCTGCGCGCGGCCGGCTGGCCCGCTGTGCTGCCCGCCCCGACCGTGCTGTACCCGGAGTAGGCCGTCCGTAAGTCTTTCTAGCCCGTGGCCATTGGTTACGGGCTAGATTGCTGTCTAGCGTGTTGACAGTAGCTCGATTGGCCGTCTACTCTCTAGACATGACCGAGCAGCCCCGCGAAACCACGGTGATCATCACCGTCGATGACGAGTCGCCCGAAGACAGCTTCCGCCTCCTGTCCGCGGATCTGCGTTGGGAAGCCGCGCACGCCGAGTTCTACGCCGCGATCTGAAGGAGATCATCATGCGCATCCACACGAACATCGCCGACGGACCCACCATCCGCCACGCCGCATACCTGGCCGACGCCCGCGTTTTCCGCCTGGAGGCGAAGGGCTCCCGCAGCCACTCCATGGCCTTCGAGGTCAACCTGTCCGGCAACTCGCCGCGGCGCACCCAGAACGACCGCGACGAGTACGCGGCGACCTACGACCAGTGGGGCGTCTTCCTGGCCGCCCTGTACGTGATCGAACCGACGATGAAAGCGGGCCCGTACCGGAACGTGGCCGACTTCCGGGCCAAGACCCACGGGGCCTACTGACATGGCTGAGCTGATTCCCACCACGGCGGACAACGCCACCCACGCGCGCTACGTGGACAACATCAAGTCCGCGTTCGGGGTCGCATCCGCCGAGCATCTGGCCGCCGGGCGGCGCTGGTATCCGACCGCGCGCCAGCTGGCCTACGTGATGGCTTCTGGCATGGATGACGGCACCCCGGAAGGGTTCGACCGGGCGGTCCGGGCCGGCTCCGGGGTGATCGCCGCCCTGTCGCCACAGAAGGCCTGGACGACCAACGTGGCCATGGCCAGCAAGGCGTTCCAGACCGGCGAGGCTCGCGGGCACGTCACCGATGCCTGCGACAAGGCCGAGCGGATCATGAACGGGGAGGACCCGCTCGCCGTGCTGCCCGACGAGTCCAAGACCTGGAATTTCTTCCGCTGCATCGTCGATCCGACCGACGCCGATGCCGTGGTCATCGACCGGCACGCGCACGACGTGGCCGTGGGCACCGTGTACGGCGGGACCGATCGCGGGCTGTCCAACAAGCGCCGGTACGCCACCGTGGCGCACGCCTACCGCGAGGCCGCCCGTCAGCTCGGCGAGTTGCCGCAGACCGTCCAGGCAGTCGTCTGGGTCGCACACATCGAGCGCGACCGCTAACCCGTCCATCCCCCGCGAACATCCACTCAGAGGAGATCATCATGGCCGACCGGACCCAGCTTCAGCTTTTCATCCACGACTGCCCCGACGACCAGGCTCCCGCGCTCTTTGACGTGCTGGCCGACTGGGGCCTACGCGTCGATTGGGATGGCCGGCTCGCCGCCCCCGGTGAGCTGCACATCGGCACCCCGTACACGGAGCGCCTCGCCGCCCTGGACGCGGCCGACGAACTGGCCGCCGAACTGATCGACGCGGCGCCCGGAGTCAAGTTCACCCTGTGGACGGATCCCGCGTACGAGTGGTTGGGCACCCTGGTCCGCTACACACCCGAGCTCGGCCGCCACGACGCCGAGTGTGACGCGGAGGGCCAGGGGGTCTACTTCGAGGCTCAGATCCTGGCCGCGCTACGCACCGGCGGCCCGGCCGTGGGCGCTCAGGCCGTGCTGGCACTGGTCGGGGTCGCCTGGACGGAGACGCTGCGCGGTGGCACCACGGAGCGCGTCATCACCTACACCGTGACGGACGACTGACATGCGCGCGCACCGCCCCGGTTGCGATCACTGCGCCATGGTCGCCGCCTACCGGGACACCGTGGCCGCCGAGCGGGAGAACGCGGGCGGCTGGCGCAACGAGACGTTCCGCCCGTCGATCACGTTCGGTCAGTGGCTCATCCTCTGGCACCGCGAACGTCGCCTAGTGGAGGCCTAACATGTGGATCATCTTCCTGGCGCTGTTCGCCTGGCTGTTCATCTGGGCGGCCCGGCGGATCGTGCGCCGCATGCGCCATGTCGACGCGCTGCGTGCCCAGGTCGTCGAGCTGTCCACGAAGCTGAACGAGCTCGGCAACGCCTGGCAGATCGAACGTGATTGGCGAGTGCGGCTTCAGACCTACATTGCGAGCTCTGAGCGCGTCGTGAGGACACCGGAGCCGGTTGCGCCGGTGGTTGTGCCCGCCGAGCTCGAAGCGGACGACACAGACCCGCTGGACGCGCCACGGGTGGTCACCCGGCGCAAGAAGCCGCGCCGCAAGTCTGTCTAGCGTGTTGACACCCTAGGGAGTCACTGTCTAGTCTCTAGACAGATGCCCGCGATCCTGGAGGACACCATGGCCACCGCCACCCGCAAGCGCCCCGCCCGCAAGGCCTCGGCCGTCAAGGTCGACGCCTACCAGGTGATCACCGATCAGATCATCGAGCTCCTGGACTCCGGTGTGGCGCCGTGGCATAAGCCGTGGAACGCCGAGACGGGCATGCCGCTGTCGATGTCGACCGGCCGCTACTACCGGGGCGTGAACGTGTTCCTGCTGGCCATGCAGTCGGCCGTCAAGGGCTACGCGTCGCCGTGGTGGGGCACGTACAAGCAGATCGCCGAGCGGGGCGGCCAGGTCCGTAAGGGCGAGAAGGCCACCATGATCGTCTTCTGGAAGCAGATCCTGAAGCTGGACGAGTCGACCGGCAAGAACATCGCGTTTTGGATGGTCCGCACGTTCAACGTGTTCAACGCCGAGCAGACCGAAGACGCCTCGGTGCTGGGCCTGCCGGCGCCGGCCGAGCCGAAGGGCCTGCCGGAACAGATCGCCGAGTGCGACGCCGTGGTGGCGCGCTACCTGGCAGGCGGCCCGTCCTTCGAGGTGGGCGGCGACGCGGCCTACTACATGCCCGGTGTCGATCACGTGCAGATGCCCGAGCTCGCTACGTTCATCGGCTCGGAGGAGTACTACGGCACGCTGTTCCATGAGCTCACCCACTCGACCGGGCACAGCTCGCGGCTGGACCGCGACGGCGTGGCGAACCTGCCGACCGGGCACCGCTTCGGCGACGCGCTGTACTCGAAGGAGGAGCTAGTGGCCGAAATGGGCGCGGCGTTCCTGGCCGGCATGACCGGCATCGCGGCGAAGACGCTGCCGAACTCGGCGGCCTACCTGCAGAGCTGGATTCGAGTCCTGCGCGGGGACAAAAAGCTCCTGGTTGGCGCCGCCGCGCAGGCCCAGAAGGCCGCGGACCTGATTCTCGGCGTCACGTTCGAGGCCACGACCGAGGACTGAGCCCCGTCCGACCATCCCCCGGTGTCTAGTTCGTTGACACCGGGGGATGCTGGCGTCTATTCTCTAGACATGACCAACGCAGCGCTTGTGACCACCGGCCCGATGACGCTGGACGGCACCCCCGACGACCACGCGTGGATCTACCGCGACACCATCCGCACCGGCACCATGGCCACGCTCACGCAGGCCGTGACCGAGGCCGCCCAGAAGCTGGCGAAGCGCCTGCCGGGCGTTCGGGTGCACGTCTGGTCGCGCGACGCGGGCATGCTCGAATGGTGCACCACGCACCGGGTGTTCCTCTGCCAGGGCGAGGAGGGCGACGTCTGCTCCTACGTTCACCAGCACGCCACCACGGTTGAGGTGACCGCGACCGGGCTGCCCGTGTTCGACGGCACCTGGTCGGTGGCCGGTGTGCTGCGGGTGGACAGCGAGAACGTGGTCACCGCGCACACCGTAGGCCGCGCCAGCGAGAGTTTCGCCTCCGCGTTCACCGGCCTGGCCGGCACCTGCGAGCACTGCGGGACGCAGCGCCGCCGCAACGTCACCGTGCTGCTGACCGACGTGGACGGCAACGTGCGGCCGGTCGGGCGGTCCTGCCTGGCCGAGTACACCGGCGGCAGCATCCGGGCGGAGATCCTGGGCGATCTGCTGGCCGTGGGCGAGCGGTTCCGCGAGGCGTTCGGCGTGGCCCTGTCGGCCGACCCCGACTCCGCCCCGGTGGAGGACGTCGTGGCCTGTGCGTTGATCCTGGTCGCCATGCACGGTTTCGTCCGGGTCGACGACGGCGGATTCGGCCGGGCCGTCCCGACCGTGCAGCGGCTGCACGACTGCATCTGCCCCGGCAAGACCCCGGGCGACGTCATCCCGGCCGAGCTGACCGACGCGCAGCGGCAGGCGGCACGCGACGCCATCGCCCTGGTCGCCAGCGCCGATGACGGCTCCGAGTACCTGGCCAACCTGCGCGCCGTCGTGACCAACGAGTGGACCCAGGTGACCGGGCGCGGCCAGAAGCTCGGCCTACTGGCCAGCCTGCCGGCCGCTGTCGAGCGGATGGCCCGCCAGGGCGCCGAGAAGGCCGCTCAGGGCGACGCTGGCGCCTGGATCGGAGCCCTGGACGAGAAGGTGACCCTCTCCGGCACCGTGACCGGGGTGAGCTTCTTTGAGGGCTCCTACGGCACGTCGTGGCTCGTCAAGGTGGCCACCGAGGCCGGCGCGGTGAAGATGTTCACCACGGCGCGCGGACTGCGCGAGCTCGAAGCCGGCGCGGCCGTCACCATCACCGGCACGGTGCGCAGCCACGACGAGTTCCGCGGCGTGCGAGAGACCCTGCTCGGGCGGCCGAAGCTGATCGGCTGATAAGCCCCGTTATCGGGCCCCAGGTTGGACACTGGGGCCCGGTACGGCGTTAGTGGCAAGTACACCCGCGAGAGAGGAACGATCATGCCAGGTGAGCTCACGGACGCACAGCGCGAACTACTCGACATCGTCACCGGACCACCGCCCGCGCCGTACTGGTATGCCGATCACCAGCGGCTCGCCATGGTGGCCAGCTACATGATCGACGGCTCGGAGGAGTACGACGTGCGGGACGTGATCTACATGCTGGAGAAGCCATGGAAGTACGACACGGAGTACCGCGCCGCGTACGCGTGGATCCGAGCCCGGTAGAATCAGCACCGCTGACGGCTTGACATCGGCCCGACTAGGAACACCCTGGTCGGGCCGATTTGTTTGTCCGGGTGATTGACGCCGTGCGGTATGGTTGTCTGGTCACTAGACGAGACGAATGGAGGCGACGTGACCGCCAAGACTCAGCCGGTGAGCTCACTCGCCGTCGACATCGACAAGATCCACGCCATGGCCGGTCTGCTGGCCGAGGTCCGCGACGCGTACACCGCGCAGGTGGCCGAGGACCGGGGCCGCTACCTCGCCGACCTGGAGTACGTCCGGACGCTGCGCGAGGCCGTCAAGGACTTCGAGAACGCCATGCTGCGCGACTACTGGCGCGCCCCCCGCCCGCTGCGGGCCCCGGTGGCCGACGTGCTGCGGGCCGGTGACATCTCGCGCGCCTGGCTGTATCAGATCCGGGGCCGCGTCGAGCGATCAGGCGAGCTCGGCCCGGATACCCTGGCCGAGTAGTCAGCGCGATCACGTCGGGTGCAGGTGAGCCCCGTAGTGCCCCCCAACGGCGCTACGGGGCTCACTTGCGTTCGGGGGGGCAGTGGCTGTGCCGGAGTCGCGCGCCAGGGCGGCAGCGGGCCGTACAGGGCCGGTCCGCCGGCGGTCAGGTTAGGTGAGCCTCACCTTGGCCAGCTGGGCGGGGTGCCTTGCACCCGGCGTCCACCGCTGGACGGTGATCAACAAGGCCCCCGGGGGGGACCCCCCTCCCCCTCTATGCGCTCAAGAATTTTTTTAAATTCGCGGCCCGAAATCGGCGTGTCGCGCGAAATCCAGGGCGGGTCATACCACTCGTCGGCCTTCTCGCAGAGATATTGGCCGTACCAGTTCACGTAGTGCTCACCCGGATAGGACCGGGTGACCGTCACCCCGTCGGTGCTCCAGCGACCCCGCTTGCGGCAGCCAGCGCACTTCCAGGTGGTCAGGACGGACCGTCCGGTTGCTCACCCGCCGGGCGCTCGATCGGGTCGGCCGGCTCGGCCACAGTGGCGTTGCGGTCCACCAGCAGCTCGAACTGGTACAGCACCCGACCGGTCGGGCGGTTGTTCTCCCAGGCGACGCCGTTCTTGATGATCGGCTCGCCCTCTTCGACCTCGGCCGTGGCGCGCATGTGGCCCTGGATCAGGCCGAGGCGGCGGATGTCCGCGGCCAGGCGTTCCAGGGCGTGAGCGTGCAGCTCAGCGCTGTCGACGGGGGATTCTCCGAGCTCGGTCACGACGGGAACGGTAGCGGGGGGGATTCCAGCTGAACCACCCTGGCCACCACCTTGGGAAACACCACCTCGCGGCCGGCCACGGTGCCCTCGCAGACCTCGATCGTGTCCGGGCCGGTGGGCACCAGCTCGAGAAACACCAGCTGGCACGCCTCGGTGTTGCGGACCACCCAGCCGGACATCCAGATCCGGCTCAGGTCGGTCACACCGTGGCGGGCGAACCAGTTAGCCCAGAGCGGGTTGTCGTCGCCCAGCTCCATCTTGTGGAAGGTGGGCACCGGTCGGGTGGGCACGATCCTCGGCATGAAGTCCGAATTGAGCGGATCCTTCAGCCACTCGTGCGACGCCACCGGGTTGCCTCCGGGAAAACGGTTGATCAAGAAATCCTTGGCCAAGAAAATCCAACTCCTTGGGCAAGAAAATGCCCGGATCAAGGAGCCACCTTCATCCGGGCGCCTCGGTCAGCATTCGCCGAGTCAACACACCATAGCGTCCGCGCTGACCAGCTTCGGCCTAACACGCCGGCCGGCCGCGAATTTCCTCGTGCGCCACCTCGGCAATCAGCCGCCGCACATCGCCCACCCGATACAGCGGTTCGCGCGGTTTCGACGGGTGCGGCGGGTGCTGGGTCAGCCGACCCCGCGACGCGTAGTTGCGGATCATCGACGCGGTCAGGTCGCGGTTCAGCAGCCCGGCCAGCGCCTTGGACAGCTCGGTCGCGGTGGCCAGCTGGTACTCCACCTTGTCCAGCAGCCAGTCCCGGCGCGCGGCGATGTCGTAGACCGCGCCGCAGTCCGGGTTGCGGCACTCCACCTCGCCCCGGGATGGGTGGGCGTAGAGGTCCCATTCGCAGTCGTCACACGGCCCCGCGTAGATCATTTCGGGGGGTTGGTCGATGGCCCGCTGAATGCGCATCACCGCGTTGCCGATCTCGTCAGCCAGCTGCCCGGCGGCGAAGTCGGTCAGGATGATCCGCATGTGGCCGATCAAGAACGCGGCCAGCCGGATCTCGGTCCAGACGATGCCCGGCGGCAGACCGGTGAGCTTGCCGGCGATGTGCTGCGCCCAGGCGGCCAGCGTGGCGTGCAGGTCACGACGGGCCTCGATCGGGTCGATGCGCATCGGTAGCGGTGACTCGCCACCACTACGACCGGATGGCTCAGAGATCCGGTCCTGTTTCGAGATGGTGACCTTCAGGTCGCGCAACAGCCAGGGCAGCGCGGCCAGATCCCGCATCAGGGTCTTGGCGCAGCGGCGGCACAGGTAGCCGTTGAGCGGAGGGTTGGCGCATCGGGGAGCGGAGCAAACCTGCACTGGAGACGCCTTCCGGACTGGGTTACCGTCGGACTGTCTCCTTTTCGCGGGGAAGACGGTCACCCCCGGCGTCGGGTTCGGCCAGCGCCGGGGGTGATTTCCTAGCCCATGATCTTGTCGTAGACCCGCATCGCCCAGCGGGCGTCACCGAGCGCGGTGTGCCGCACCAGGTCGGTGGGCACCTCCACCCCGATGGCCGCCATGAGCTCGTCGGAGTTCCACGGCAACTCCGGCACCGGCTTGCCCAGCCCGCGCAGGTAGCCCACGGCCAGCGTTTCCACGTCCTGCAGGTGGTAGTGCCAGCCCGGCAGAATGCCGTGCTCGCGCAGCAGCGTGGCAAGCACCTCGGAATCGAAGTTGGGCACCGCGCCGATCAGGTGCGCGCCGTGGGTCATCCTGGCCACCGCGTGCGCGGCGTGGATCTGGTTCTTGAAGCCCTCATCGGCCCAGGACGCCACCGGGTCATGATCGTCGCGCCCGGAGAGCACGCGGCCCCAGGGGTGCCGCTCGTAGAAGCGGCCGACCTTCAGCCCGAACGGGTCGGCGGTGGACAGGCTGATGTCGACGAAGAACGACGACTCCGCCTGGAACTCGCCGTGCCGGCGGATCATGGCGATCTCCCACGGCCTGCGCGTGGGGTGGATTCCGTCCGTCTCGGTGTCGACGAAACAGATCGGGGTCGGGGTGCTCACGCTGGGTCCTCCAGTACGTCGGCCGCCGACTTGGGGATCGGTTCGGCACTCTCAGTGCGGCACGGGAAGGCGCGGCCGACGTGGCGCACCAGGAAGCCGTGCACGCCCTCCTCGACCACGTGTCCGGGCCAGCCACAGGCCCCGCAGGTCACCGGCTCGTGGCCCATCGCGCGCAGCTGCTGGGTCTGCATCTGCGCGACGCTGCTCATGGCCGGCCGTTCTGTCGGTCCAGTGCCGCGGCCCGCTGCGCGGCCAGGCTGCTGCCCAGCTGGCCCGGGGCGAGGAGCTCGCTGCGGCGGGTGCGCAGCACCTCGAGCCCCTCCTTGATCGACCCGACGATCCCCGGCGAACTCAGGTCGTTGACGTCGATGAAGACCATGTGGTTGAGGTTCTGCCCGAGCACCGGGGACGACATCTGCAGCAACACCATGATCGCCGGCTGCGGGCCCTGCGGGGTGGGCATCAGCTGCAACGCGATGTCCCAGCCGACCCGGTCGTTGCCGACGTCGCCTAGCAGCGTGTCGGTCACCAGGTTGGCGACCTTCTCGGACAGGTTGTAGAGCTCACTCACTGGGGCTCCTTGATCGGTTCGAAGTTCGCGCACTCGTAGTGGTGCGGCCATGCCGGGTCGGGCGCGACCCACTCGACCGGGGTGCCACCGGTCATGGCGTCCAGAATCAGCGGACAGCCCTGCTCGGATTCATTGCGACGCCACGGAGCGTCGACCTGGCACACGTCGCAATGCGAGGCCTCCCAGATGTCCCACTCGGTGCCGTTGCTGAACGCGCTCATTTCTTTCTCCTCAACGAGTCCATCTCGGCGTGGTGATGCGACGCTTTCTCGACCCGCTCGGTGCGGGTGGTCAGGGCCGCGGTCGCGGTCACCGCGCGCTCCAGCGCCTCGGTGTTGCGGCCGGCCCGCGCGGTCAGCTCCGACACGCTGGCGACCAGGACTTTCATCTCCCGGTCGGTCTGCTCGACGTAGTCGGCGAGCTCCTTGCGGGTGTCCTTCAGCCGGTCGCGCAGCGGCCGGATCGCGGTCAGTGCCGCGATGAAGCTGGTCAGCGAGAACAGTCCGGCGCCGAGCATGTAGTAGGACGCGCCCATCAGCGATCACCCTTGCCGGTCGGCACCGGGGTCGGCGCGGGCGTCAGGTCGTCGTGACCGCGCCGGCACCACGGGCACCACAACGCCAACCGCCGGTGGGTGGAGTTGTGCCGCTGATCCAGCAGCAACCAGCCGCCGACGACCAGCCACAGCCAGGGCGCCCACAGTGATCCGATCCAGGCCAGGAAGGCGACGAACGCGGCCCGGCGCTGGTAGCGGTGGTGATAGCGCAGCGAGCCCAGTTTGTCGGTGGCCTGCTGATCCCCGTCCGCCGGGAACTCCGCCGCGCACCGCACGCACAACATCGCCTCGTGCCGCTGGTTGGCGAACAACAGCACCCAGGTCAGCGGGAACGTGAGCGTGAAGACGACGGTCACCACGTCGATGCCGGGGAACACCGCGTCGATGAACGACGGGCCCAGCGCGAGGCACATCAGCGGGGTGAAGTGGTGCGCCAGCCACTCGGTGCGTGGATGGGGCCGCTCGCTGGTGGTCACGATGCTTCCTCTTCGGTCTCGGTCAGATCAGGGCTGCCGTGGCCCAGGTGGAATGCGCCGGAGTTGCCCCGACGGCAGCGGTAGATCTGCAGCTCGGACAGCTTCTCGCCGTACTCGGCGACCTGCAGCCGGCGAACTCGGCGGGCGTCGCGGCGGTTCTGATAGGAGCGCTTGCCGCAGTCGCGGCAGGTCTCCCAGCGGCCTCGGGACGACAGCCACTCGGGTGGGGGGCGGTAGTCGTGGGTCACCGATCCTCCTTGCGTCGGTTCCTCTCGTGGATGCGGATGGTCAACCAGACCGTCGCTACGACGACGACCAGCCCAGAGAGCAGGTAGCCGGTGAAGCTCGGTTGCACGTCGAGCAGGCCGTTGACGCCCATGGCGAAGGCGAAGGCGCTGATCACCAGCAGCAGCGCGGCGAGGAAACTCTTCAGCCAGCTCATGTCGAGCTCGACCAGGACTCGTTGGCCAGAACGGCTTGGCGCATCGCCTGCCGAATCTTGACGCGCACGTCGGTCTCGTCGTGGTCGGCCGGCAGCCGGAACAGCTCCACCTTCGGGCCGAGCTGGCGCCCATCGGCGACCCGGTACATGCCGATCAGCCACTCACCGTCGCCGCTGAAGTCGGTGTAGTGCCGCCACGGCGCGGCCCGCGGGGTGGTCTCCTCCTCGTGGCGCCGCAGCGTCGATGAGAACAACCGCCGGAGGCCGGCCAGCAGCCTGTTCACTTCGACCCCGGTGCGGGGCGCTGGAAGTCCGGGATCAGCGACTCCGGCTTGAAGACCACCTGGTACTGCAGGGTGGACACATCCACGCCAGTGAGCTGCTGAGAGAACCAGGTGACATTGTTCGACAGGCCTTCCGAGTGCTTAATGAACGTGCCATCCGGCAGCTTGCAGATCACGTCGACCTGGCCGGTCGCGGGCGTGATCGAACAATTGCCCGTGATCGCCAAGATGTACTTGTCGGTGATGCCATTGAGGAACACCACCCGCCGCGCCACCTTGAATTGGTCGGCGTCCTGGCTCAGGTTGCGGCTGGCCACGTCGGCATCGGTCGAGCAGCCGACGAGCACCAGCGCGGCCACCGCCCCCACCAGCAGAAACAGCAGAGTCTTGCGCATTATCGTGCTCCTATTCGTCTGTCGCGGGGAGAGGTTCGTACCCGCCGGTAGTAACGCCGTCGGGGTCGCCCGACAACGCGTGTATCGACGTCTTCCCAGCGGGCCGTGAGAACGCCCAGGCCGGTAAGTCTGGTGAGGATGGGATAAAGCGTCCCCGACGGGATACCGGAGGCGGCGGAAAGCTGCGCGCCGTACCATTCCCGGTCGTTGCCCATCAGGTCCATGACGGTCTGCATCTGCTGTGACCAGCGCGGCAGCTCCGGGTCGGTGGACCGCCGAGGACGCTTCGGGGTCACGACGCTTCCTCGGCCTGCCAAGCGATCGAGTTGCAGGTCTTGCAGTAGCGGCGCCCGTTCGGCGCGCGGCCGGTGTTCTCCTCGGTCATCTCGTGCTCGGTGGTGCGGCACATCTCCGGTTGGCCCTCTTTGCCCCCTGAGCGGGAGCCCACCAGCTGTAGGAGCACCGATGGATGCCGGGTGCCCGCCGTCCAGGTTGCGGGCCGCAGCGTCGATCTGAGCGGGCTTTCGTAGTAGCCGATCGCGCCCAGGACTTCCTGCAGCTCCTCCGGGGTCGCGCCGAGCCGGCGCGCCTGGTCGGCCACGTGCAGCGCCGCGGCACGCATCTGCTCCTCGGTCACGGCAACGATCGCGGTCATCGGCCGGCCTCCAGGATCGTGATCTCCAGCCACATCCGGCCGGCCTCGCCGGGGATCGGGTCGTGGATCGTCGGCCAGCCGCGTTCGACGTGCTGATCCGTGTCGTCGGGCACCAGGCCGGCGTCGGTGCAGCCGTCCACCAGCGGCTTGTACGTGGCGGCCAGGTTGTCGCTGTCGCGGCCCCGGCGGACCTTCGGCTGGTAGTGCAGCTCGATGCGAACCCGCTGGTGAGAGCCCAACTTCGCGTTCCTGGTCAGCCAGCACCCGGTCTCGCGGACCGAGCGGATGCGGGACGACCTCGGGGCCCAGTGACCACGGTCGTTCATGCTCAACGGCGGCATGGACCAGGGCAGCTCGATGTGCGTCGGCACGCGGTTCTCCTGCAGTTCGATCAGGTGGTTCAGCACGTCCGGCAACAGCTCGGACAGTCGCTTCGGCTCAGTCATCCCGCGTTCTCCCAGTAGTCCTGATCGGCCGGCTCCCAAGGCAGGAACGAGCCGTGTTTGAGCTGCTTGGGCCACTGGCGCTCCTCGCGGGAACCCCGCCAGGCCACCACGTCGACCAGGTGCGGGCGCTCATCGTCGGCACCCTTCGCGCCGACGATCCCGTAGCCGAATTCCGGCCAGCGCAGGAACAGGCTCGACCCGGTCGGGCGCAGCCGGCGGATGCCGCTGGCGTCGCGTTCGTGCCCGGCGTGCGCCTCGGTGATCACCGCGCAGCCGTAGCGGGTGCGCAACCCGTCCAGCACCGCGACCAGGCTCCGAGCGGCCAGCTCGTCGTTCATGTTCGCGTAGTGCAGCCGGTACAGCGGACCGCAAACCAGCAGGTCAGGACGGTTCGCGGCGACCCGCTGCTCCAGCCAGGACACATCCCGGCCGAGCAGGTCCAGCCCGGCCGGGCGGATCTCCAGGCGCATGTTGTCGCGCCAGTTGTGCTCGTTGCCCAGCCGCTTGGTGATCGAGCGGAAACGGCGCCTGGACTGCGAGACACCGTTCTCGCAGTCGATCACCAGGACGCGCAGCTTTGGCGCCTCCGAGCCCAGCTTCTGGCCGGTGAACGGGTGCAGACCGGCGGCCAGGCAGACCGCGAACTGGCTCACCAGGTAGGACTTGCCCAGGCCCTCCCCGCCGGTGATGATGATCCGCTCGCCGCGCTCCAGCAGGCCCGGGACCAGCCAGTTGTGCTCGTCCGAGCCGGTCAGCAACTCGGACAGCGACGGAGACTCGACCCCCACGTCGACCCCGGCATCGGCGGCATCCGCGGCATCGCAGGCCTCCCGGAGTTCGGCGGTGAACCTCGAGATCGGCTCACCGTCCCCGGCCGACCAGGACGCGTCCAGCAGCTGCTGCGTCCGGTCCGCCGCCGCGGCCAGGTTCCGCCGCCCGGCGCAGTGCTGGATCCGGGCCGCGTAGTCGTCGGCGTGATCCGGATTCCAGGCCCGCTCGATCAGCGTGATCAGGTACGGGCCGGTCTCCGCGCCGAACCCGGAACGGGCCAGCAGATCCGTCAAGATCAGCTGAATGTCGATCGGCTTGGACCGGCGGATCCGGTCGGCCAGCACCCCGGCGATCGTGGCGTGCATCGGACGCCACCAGGCGTCCACCGGCACCGCCAGCAGGGCCGGCGCGACCATGTCCGGCGCCAGCAGCGCGGAGCCCAGCAGCGCCTGCTCGGCGCCGATGTCGTGCGCGTCGTAGCTCATGACAGCTGGGTCCTCCGTTTTCCGGTGACCGCCGGGTCTTGGTCGTCAACGATCGAAAGACGGCCTAGACGCGGCTCAGCCGGGTTTTCGTGGGCACCGGCGTTGAGCCACGAGCTGGCGTGTTTCACGAACCGCGCCTCGGTGCCGCGCTTTTCCTCGGCGTAGCGCCGCGCGCCGGCCAGGAGCTCGTCCGGTTTCACGCCGCGCTTGAGCGCCGCCCGGTAGGCCCGCTCGGCGATCCGCTTGTCGACCTTGCGCGGGTAGGCCGCCCAGAACGCGGGGAAGCCGTCGGGGGTCTCAGCGAGCGGAGCGAGTGAGCGTTCTTTTAACTCCTTTCCTTTCCTTTCCGGGGTGGATCCCCCAGTGATCTGTGGTTGAGCGCGCGTAGATCCGTCATGGTTGGAGCCATGAGCTTTCACTGAATGTTCAGTGATCTGTGGTGCGGAGTTGCCAGGTGGTGGTGTGAACGGTGGCGGAGGAGGCAGTGAACTGTCCTGCGCGCGGTTAATCCGCTGGTGGCGGGTGAAGTGGGTGATCACGGCGAAGGTCTGCGTGATCGACTCGCCGGTGACGGTATACACGTAAACCCGACCAGACTTCTCAAGTTCGGTCATCAGACCGGACACTTCGTTGGTGCCCAGGTCTTCGTCGTACGGGAAGACCTTCGACTTGAGGTAGGCCGCAGACCAGCGAAGCCGCGCCTCGTCGTCGGCGAAGTTCCACGTGCCGATGAACAGCAACCGGGCGTCCCGGGACAACGAACCCATGAGCTCGTCGTCCCAGAACTCCGGCTTCACGGTGCGAATACGGGCCATCAGACGGTCACCCGTCCTGGCCGCTGTGCATAGCGGGGAGCGGTCATCAGCTGGCCTCCTCTCGTGTGTGGGGGCGGTTGGGTCAGATGGGTTCTGGAACCTGGATCCGGCCGTACGCGCCGACGATCACCGACAACTTGACCCGCTTCTGCCCGCGGCGCCACGCGTTCCACGCCTCGAAGATCAGCGCCAGGCATTCCTGGCGGTACGCCCAGGAGCCCCGCCCCACGGTGTGCTCGGCGCGGTAGAGCCGCCGGTGCAGCGCCAGGATCGGGCTGTTCTGGTCCTGGCCGGCCAGTGAGGACAGCGCGTCGAAGAACGCCAC